CTGATGGGTTTGTTGGTCAAAATACAATGATAGAAATATCTAAGGATTTTGCTCCGATAAATCAGACAAGAAATCCTTCTGCAAGAAACCCTCTGTACTATATGGGTAACAAAAGCGGAGATGATGCCACACTCTTCAGAGGCATGGGTGGAAGTTGGGGTGACAACACTGGTGCTGGTGCTCATATAACTGCAAATCCCTAGGGAGAATCCTACGTTCCTTGAGGTTGCTAATCCTGCTAACAGAAAGGGAATAAGAATCCTTCAGGAGTCTGCACCAGCCCTTACGCTAGATGAAAAAATATCCCTTGGCAATAGGGCTATATATGGAAAAATACCTGAAGTTGGAGTTGCTGATGCAAATGGAAATGTAATTTATTCTGGGACTCCAACTCAACTTTCTAATGTCAAGCCAATTGGAACAGCACCTGAGGCTAGCAAGATGAAGTGGACTACTAAGTACGACAGAATCACCCCGTTCTCTCAAAGACCATTGTCAACCCACGTCGCAAACGCAAAGGCTGAAGGAGAGATATTCCTTAATGCCGCAAAGAGCAGACCGCTTTCTACCAAGATTGGAAGCCTAGGTTCTGCGGCTGGACTTGGTGGTGCGGCTAAGGCTGTTGGTCTTGTTGCTGGTGGGGTTATCACCCCGTTGCAGATAGGTATGCAAGCGAACGCAGTCACAAGCAAGAACATGATGGACAGAGAGTACGGACAGTCAGACCCGCTTGCCTTGCGTCCTGCGATAGACTTTGCCTTGTCTGGTAATCGGCAACAATCAGACACCCGCAGAAGGCTACAGAGACATGGGAAGAATGGTGGCTGACCCTTGAATGGCAAATTCGTAACCCAATCTCTGCCGTACCTTACAATCTTATTCACGGCAACCTTGAGCCTCTCAAGGCTTTCGCTGAAGGCTACGTCCCTAACTTCCTTAAATGAGATTCCTGTTCCTAACGTTGTTCCTGACTGGTTGCTTCAGCACGTCTAAGCCTACCCAGTCTATCGAGCCTGTGGAGCCTCTCAATAGGGAGAAGGACAACTACATCACCAAGGTAGAGGCTGTCGTCTCAGACTCAGCCTCAGCCCTGACAGCGGTAGTCCCTACGCTTGACAAGGGAAATGCAAGGGGGCTTGTGGAAGCACAAGTCACTCGCCTGTCTGGTATATCAAAGCCTTCAGTGCAGAAGGTAGAGGAGTACGCTAGGATGATAAAACAAAATGACACCAAGGCTGTCGATAAAGACAAAGTGGAAGCATCCAAGGTCGAGTCTGAGATAGATGCCCTGAATGCTCTTGTCGAAGAAAGAGACTTGGAGTTGATTGAGGTTCATGCTAGGGCTGATGCTGAATTTAAGCAGAAGATACTGTGGGAGTACAGCACTTACGGGATAGGACTATTTGCCATCGGTGTTCTTACAGTTGCATTTACACCCTTCAAGAAGTCTGGTGGAATCGTCGTCGCTGGCGGTATGCTTGCTATGGCTTCCGCTTGGATTTTTGATTCTTCTTGGTTCCTGTGGATTGTTGGAAGCGTGATTGCTGTCACGGCTTTCAGCATAGTATATGCAATCGTAAAGAACAATAAGGCTAAGCCCGAGGATGACCCCAAGCAAGTAGGGTAACAGTTTATCTCTAGGGTGTTCCATCAGGAAGCCTTCTCCTTGGTTCGTTGCAAAGCCTGAGGGTCTAGGCTACCATAAGCCCAGCAGTTCGGGTGCTGGAGTTTTTGAATCCAAGCCTTGTTAGCACAGCGGCATGAATTCCTCTCACCCTCACGGGCTGGGGCTAGCAAAATGGTATTACAGTTTAAACAAACTAATTGGTTTTTCATTTGATTCGGTAGTGAGGGATTGGTCGAGTCACCATGCCAGACTTGACGTAGAAATGCTTCTGCTCCATCAAGCCAGACTCAATATATTTCTTAATCTTTCGGTTGGCTTGTTGTTCACAGATGTCCCAAGCCTTGCAGTAATCTGCCCGAGTAAAGAAACCTTTGTCTGGTTTTTCTACAGTCTTTTTCTGGAACAGTTTTTCGAGTTCTTCTAGTTTTTTTATGTTCATAGTCCTTTTACAGAGTAGATGAATTCTTTGCCTACACGATGGGCTTGCCAGACCTTCCAGTCCTTGCCTTGGACGAACCCATAAGTCCAGCCCGACCCCCATTTGCTGGTTGCTAGCCTGTTCTTAGCGTAGTCAGGGGACTTCTGGCACAGGCATCCTCCAGAGAAGCCAACAGCCCCTTGGTGCTTGCGAGCATTGATTTGCTGGATGCTATGTAGGTGTCCCATGATGACAGCCCCCTGAGGTTCTGCGTAATGGATTGCGTGTTCCTCCACGGCACGAATGCCACAGGTGTATCCATGCACGAAGGCAACCTTGCCTAGCCTGTGTACGCCTTCCTCAGCATGGTACGGATAAATCTTCTTGCAACCATTCTTCTTGAGATGTTCGTAGATGCCAGTCTTCAGGTCATGACAGTAGTCAACCATCATTCCACTGGTAGAGCCATTGATAATCTGGTCTAGCCTGTCGTCGTGGTTTCCATTAAGGAAAATAGTGGGTTGAACCCTGCTGATGAATTTTTTTCCCAGCCTTGACATCAGCAACAAGCGACTCGTCTTCCTCCTTCCGCCCAGCACCCCTGCGGATACTGCGAAAATCGAAGTTATCGCCTAGGTGAATAATCTCGTCTGGGTTGAACCAGCGTAGGAACTTGAAGAACTGGTTTGCGACATCCTCGTCTATATGGTCGCCGTGGTTATCGCCCACGGCTACGAATTTAATCATTTTGCTCATTGGAAATATCGAAGGTGTCGTTGCGGATTAGTGAGAACTGGTCGGTGAGCATATGACGGATTACTCCGTCCTTCTCCATTACGACGGCAAAGATGTCATTACAAAAAGCACCACCAGATTGTACATAAAGAAGATATCCATATCCGATATCGGTCTTTACGGGAATAGGGTTACGAAACTCCAAGAACATTCTTTTGCTTCTCGATTAGTTGTTTGCACACCCTGTATTCACGGGAGTACCTAGTTGCGTTCTTGGGTGAGGACAGCACGTTGAAGTACGAGAACAACTGCCTGTCGGTCATCCTGAGCAAAGCCGCTTCGACCTTGGCATCCCACTCGTCCCTAAGGGTAGGCATATCATACCTAGTCCTAATCTTGGCAAGAGAGCGGTGGTTCACACCGAACCGCTCCCCTGCTTGCCTAGCACTAAGCCCTTCGGCTACGGCTATACGATAGACTTCAATCAGGGTCATAGGTTCTTGGTGCGTACCCAGTTCCTGACAGACTCCTGAGACAGAGAGTTGTTGATTAGGGAATCACCAGCATCTTCCAGAGCCTTAATTCTTGTTCCTAGCCTCAGCCAAGTCGTTAAGAATCTTGGAAGGGGTAGGGCAGTTCAGACGCTCCATGAGTTCCTTGACCTCCATAGCCAGCACAACAGCCGCACCCCTTACGGAGTTGCTCTTGCTGTTGTACTGGTTCTGGGTGGGTTGGAATCCGTTAGCCACGTCCAAGATTTCCTGTGCTTTGTCCATAGGTATGGTGACGTAGTTAAGTTTCTTGCTCTTGTGGCGTAGGGCGTGACGAAGATAGGTAAGCCCGTGAGACTTAGGGCTGGACTGTTTCATCAGTTTCATCTTCAAACGGCTTCAGGAGAAGACGCTTGTTGATACGCTTCATCTCGCCGTCAAGAATCAGATTATAATAAACCTGATTGTTGATTGGGGTCGGCTTCAGAAGACGAGCGACGTTACCATCCTGAAGGATGATGTATTCGCTGTTTGGGTACTTGTAGTATAGGTCTTTCATGTTGGTGGATTAGAAGGGAACGTCGTCAGAGGTTTCTTGGGCGGGGGCTTCGTTGCCTTCAGCCCAGAGACGCTGAGCCTCAGCCTTGGTAGCAACGTCCTTGGGGGAAATCTTACCAGTGTCGCCGAACGGACGAGGCTCCCAGACGTTAGCCCAGTAGTTCAGGTCAGCACACTTCTTGCTCCTGTCGTCAGACTGACGGGGAAGGTCAGCGAGCGGCGTACCCTTAGCGTCACCGAAGGGAGCGACGGCAGTGCCGCTGGCTTTGCCAACAGACGGATTAGGGATGAACTTGGAGGTCTTGGTCGTGCCGACGGAC